GTGCTCGAGCCGTAGCCGTTGGAGGTGATTTTCAGTCCGCCGTTGAGTTTCATGTCAGAAAAACCACTCCGTGAGCATCCAAGCCATGATCATACTGAGCACAGTCGCCGGCAGCCACAACCAGGAACCTAGCCATATCCACAACCCGATGCCGATGACCAGAGTGTAAATTATGATGGTGGCTGTCGTATGGTTGCGCGACGGGAACAAGATGATCGACATCACATTGAGCATTCCGTCGACCCAGCGTGGTATGATCATGTCTCGTCCCGCAGCTTCTTCGCCTCCGCGCGGCAGTCGGCGGCGTCTTGCTTTTCAGGGGCGGGGCGCTGCATCGGTGCAGTCATCGCAGATTGTCCGCGACGTGGCAGCGGGGCTATCTGATCGCCACGCAAGTCCAGCCGTTCCGCCAGCCGGTCGAGGAAGGCGGCGGTATCGGCGAGCTTGTGCTCCAAGTCCTTAATCCGGTCGTGCAATCGGATGATGCGCTTGGTGTCGTCATCGTAGCTCATGTCTCCCCCCTCAGTCGCTTCGCCTCCGCGCGGCAGTAGGCGGCGGCCAAGATAAATGGCTCGGTAGGTTCGGTGCGCCAGCCGTGCGGATCGGGCTTCTGGATTAGCCCCTCGATACGTTCCGCCAGCCGGTCGAGGAGGGCGGCGGTGTCGATGAGTTTAGCTGCGGCCTCTTTCTTGCCAGCAGCAAACCCATCTTCCCACATAGGACCGTAACTCACTGTTTCTCCGTCTTCCTGCGCATCGGCATCCATTTGCGCTCGTAGCCCATTGCTCTTCCCGCGGCTTCGATAGTCGCGTTCTGCGGCCGGCGGGTCTCACCATAGAACCAGTTGTGCATGCAGGTGGAGCTCGGCCCACCATCCTTGGTGATCTGCGTCAGCGACGTGTTGGCGCGCATTTGCTGCAATTGATAAATCACTGGATCCTTGTCCACAAATTTGTAAGCGCCGTAGGTCTTGAAGCGCCCGTTGCCCTTCGCCATCACGCCTTCTCCTCTCTTGTAATGATGTAGCTGTATTTTCCTTTCGTGCCCTTCTGCGGCACGCGCTTCCAGGCCTTGGCGCGGATGCCCTTGGCGAGGATGTTGCTGTAGCTCTTGCGCTTCAAGCCCAGGCCGATGCACCAATCCTGCATGAATGCCGGAGAGAACTCGTTGCCGCCCCGACTGGCGACATGCTTGCGGAACATCTCGACGTGATCGCCGGAAGTCTCGGCTCGCACTTTGCCGTTCTTGACCGTAGCATTGACAACCGGATGGATCTTGGGATCGCCCAGGATGTGGCCGGTCAAGGCCCACAGCACATAACTCAATTTCTTATCGTCTACGAATATCTCCAGGCGGAACATCATTGCCTCCGGTTGTGCATACTACACAACCCTAACAAGCTGTAAATTTAGCGCAATCCCCTGTGGATAAAAAGAAGCCCCGCCGGGAGGCTCACTCAATACACCCGGCGGGGCACAGCGTCAGGAACTCAGGAAATGCGGCGGACCTAAGCCACCTGACGCTTTCTGCGGGACCGGTTGAAGCCCCACAGCCCCAGCGCACCGAGGATGCCGGGGAGGCCGGCACCGACGATGGGTCCAGGGACCGGAGCAGCAACGTCGATCCGGTAGTGCTCGAAGTCAGTGATCACGCCACCGACATCGAGCAGCGTGAACTTGTTGATGGTTTCACCGTTGATCGCCGTCAATGTGAACCCGTTTTGGCCGGGGCCAAGCGCCCCGAACAACGAGAACAGGTCGAAGGTTGTCAGTTGGGTGCCACCACCCGGTTCATTCGCTGTCACGCCTACGAACACGTGCCCGGTGCCTGTGATCGAGAACACATCGGTTTGCGTGGGCAACACGTTAAGACCGGACGTGTCGAAGACCTGGACCGATAGGTTGGTTAGACCATCCGCCGTGATCTTGAGGTCGTTGCCGCTTTGCGCTCCGACGAAGTTGGTGCAGCCCGCCAAGCAGTTGAAATCGACGAGCCCCTGATGTTGCCCGTTGAAACTGCCGATGACGAGGCTGGTTGTCGAAGATTGGAAAACCACGTTGTCACCAGTCCCCGACAATTTGTCGTCGATGATGACATCGGCCTTGGCAGGTAGGGCGAGCGCCGTTAGAATGCTCGCGGCTAGAAGTAGCTTCTTCATGTTGGGGTATCTCCTTGCAAGTTTACCAACCGATCGAGCCTGCCCTCGGGCGCTAATTTTAGCTAGCGATTATTTTTGGATTAATTCAATAACCCAAATGGGGTAGGAGGTGCCTCCGCGTCATTTCGCGGATCTGTACGCGCGAGCTCCCGACTCTTGGCTCTCGCCTTGAGTGACTGCACGCAGAGGGGCACGCCCCGGCACCAGCTGGTTACAAGTATCGTCCCCGGCGTCGTTTCGTCGGGCCGGTTATGGGCAGAGGGGGTAGAACTCCGCACACCGGGGAGCACGCTCCGACGATTCATTATCCCGGCAATGCACCAAGAAAACTTAGGTTGCATCGTTCAAGCTCGATTTTAGCAACGCCCGATAGATCACCTCGGCATAGCCGCGCGCGAGCACGATCGCGGTCGATGGCTTGTGTGATTGCGGCAAGCGATAGTCCAGCAGTTCCTCGAGCTTGGCCAAGGCTTCCTTGAGCGTCGGCTCTGCCGGCATGGCGATCCTGTTACCCATTGTAGTGTCCCGTCCTGACTTCTCGATCCATCATCTCGACCGCACAATCCATGCAGATGCGCTGCGGTTTCTTTGGCATGCTCTTGGCGTACATCACGTCGGTGCCGCAGCTGCTGCATTTACCTGCCTCGCAGTCGTCTGGGACGGCATGCACCCATTTAGCGCAAACCAGATAATCCGATTCCTCCATCTCCTGCTGGGTCGGCGGCAGCTTGATCCTCATTTGGGTTTACCTTCCTGCAAGCGTTGAATAGTGGCAGCGACTAAATTTAGAAAGCAAGTGCGTGGGTCGGTGTTCTTGGACGGTGACATTCCATTCGGGGGCCAACGTCCACCCCCAGGGCATCGCCCCCCGCAGAACACCTTTCGATTTGTCGAGCCCCACGCTGCCCGACATAGGCAAGGCGATGCCCTATGCCGTCAACCGTTCGAGCAATTCTTTCCACACAATTCCTAGATATTTTCTGCGAATAAGTCGGGTGTCGTACTTAGTGGCAGTGGCCTGATGCATGGCCTGCCGGCTCACGCCGCGCAATTTGGCCGCTTCACTCAAGGTCGCAATGCCCTGTTTCAACAGCATTTCCGCCGCCATCTGCTTGATCTTGTCGTTCTCGCTGGTAGTCATCTCGCTGCCTCCTGGCAGTGCTATAGCCGAAGACGAAGTTGTAGGCATCTTCAGCCTGTAAATTAAGATCGTGGGCACGCCACCACACGGCAGCGCCCAAGAGCTCGGGCTCCTTGCTGAACAGGTTGAAGCCCAGTTCCCAGTAGTCGCGGTCATCATCCTCGGTCATTTGCCTAGCTCCTGTTTGATTTCCGTCACGGTCTTGCTCGCATCGCGGAATGCCTTGCGCACGATCTCGATCAGTCTCTCTTCATCGGAACTGTAGGCTGCAGCGGTGGAGACGAAGCCCAGCATGCAAATCAACCCCAGATACGCCATGGCTTCATTCGGTTTCACGCCAACCAGCTTGTAGCGCCAGCTGCAGTCATTCATCCATTTGTGGAACGCCTCCTCGGCCCAGGCGTTGATATCTTCTTGTGCTGTCATGCTGCTTTCGCCTCGACGTTGCGGAAGTCGCCGCTCGATATGATGATGGTGTCGCCGTCGGCCAGGATCCAAGTACTGCCCGGTTGGAGCAGCCGCTTGCCCAGCTGGCGTTGCAGATCCTCGATGCTGTTGGCGGTGAACATGTCGAGCTCGCCAGCAGAGTTGCAGAGGGTGGCGCGGTAGATGGTCTTAGCCATTGCCTTTTCCTTTGATGTGGTCGGCACGGGGAGGTTCATCTGGCGGCAGAGGGACTACTATGAACGGCCAGACGCTCCAGCCGGCGTTGTAACGCTGTGCAGCCATGACGGCATCGATCTGAGTGTCGAAGGTCTGCACCGTGTGGCCGTCGTGCTTATCGACTACCTTCCACATTAGAATTCGCCTCCTTGCTCCATCTTGTCGGCGCACGAGTTGCAGTAGGCGTACTCGGGCTTGATCTTGACCATGCGGCCGCAGCCCTTGCACATCTTGGCCTTGCTGCGTTTCTGGGTCTGGAAATAGAAGTCCCGCATCTCAGGATCATCCATGTCGTGCCAGAAGCCGTAGTTGTCGTCGTAGAACGTCGGCATTTGCCTTACTCCTGTGTGTGGCGTTCAACCGGCCCGCGCCAGGATCGAACGCCGTGGTTCAGTTTCTCGTCACGCTTCTGCAGCCACAATATCGCGTGCTCGTAGCAGCAGAACGATTGCCGCTCGTTCACGGTGCCGCGGCGTGACTCGGTCAGCGTGAGCTTGAAGCTCCCTTCGCCAACCCACTCGTCGCAATTGCCGTAGCAACACATTATTTTAGCCATTTGCCTTACTCCTCTGGTTCGATTGGTTCCTCGGTGAAATAGTTCGGGTTGGTGAAAATGTCGGCGCGATACTTGGCCTTCTTCTCGGCCTCGCATTCATTGCAGACAAAGCAGCAGAAGATCCCGCGCGCATCCTCGAGCGTGCGCCGCGGCAGCCCGCTGCCGCAGGGGCAGCTGGGCCGCTTGCGCGAGGAACGAACAAAATGCTCGGTCACCACTCACCTCCCGGGCGCTCGCCGCCATTGAGATAGGACACCCAGCGCACGGCCTCAGATGCCGTGGCACAGTCGCGCAAAGGCTGAAACACGGTGCCCTCGTTATAGGCAGCAGGGCACCAGTAGCCCACGGTATAGAGGTAGCTGCCATCATCCTGGCGGGATCTTGCAAAGGTGTGCATGTCATTGCCTCGTTCGGGTTAGAGTTGTGCTCACTTAGGCATTTAATTGACGTTTGTCAACGTTTAATCACCCAGCCCAGCGGCTGGACTCCCAGGTTGAAATCAATCCTCGCCTGCTTGAGCGAGTACATGGTAAGCAGTCGCGACAGCCCCTCGACCCGCTCGAGCAGATCGATGTACATGCCCATGAAGTTGGGACCATGCCCATCGTCAGTAAGAGAGTGCGCCAACTCGTGCAGGACCACCCAGCCGGGGACGTTCACAGGTAGCTCTATTTGGCCGTGGGAAGCCCGGGCAAGGTGCTTGCGCTGTCGGGTGGAGATCGGGACCACCCGGGGCGGTTTAAGCCAGCCCTGCGCCAGCCAGACGCCATTGACGTAGGTCTGGCCGGCGGCGAACGGCACCATGGCGGAGCAACGCGGCCCCACCACGGCATCCTCCCAGCGATAGACCCGCTTGCGCTGGTAATCCTTCACCGTCACGACGGCACCTGGGCAACGGTAGCGCGAATTTCTGCAGCCTCTCTGGCTGTACCAGCGTAGACGATCCCATCGCCGCCGTTGTCCAAGTCGTATTGATCCAGTTCGTTCGTCTCAAAGATGGCGTTACGGTCGCCTGCAGTCAGACGCTCCAGCCGATAACGTTCTCCGACTTTATGGTTTGTGTTCATGTCAGCAGCCCTCCGACCTTGCCCGCGCCCGGGATCGGCCGCGAGAGATTGACCTTGTCGCCGGCCCGGTGGCCGTGTTCGAAAGCGGAGGAGTCCTTGATGCGATAGGACGAACGATTGCTTCTGAGCTTGATGCCCTCGTGCTGCCAAGCGTCCTCGATAATTTGCTTTTTGAGCACGACCAGCGCGGTGCCGGTGCTGCGATGCTTGGCAAGCTCGGCGTCGTTCTGCGCTTTGAGCACGCGCAGGCGCTGGCCAATGCGGCTTGCCATGCCGCGCTGGAAGCTCACGGTCGCACTGCGGCGCGCGCCGGCCACGCGATGCCGGTATTCGGGGCTGGTCTTGTGGCCGTTGGAATAATAGGACGATTGCTTGAACTTGGCTGACTCGGCCTCGATGGCGGAGTGAATGACCTTGAACAGATATTCGATCAGCTCGAGATCCTGCTCCTGGCCAAAGAACGCATAGGCTGCGCTTTTCTTGTAGACTACGCCACCATTAGGCCCCGGGTATTTCTTGTATTGCCGGTTAAACCAGCACTTGGCATTGACCAGATCGGCGAGCGAAGTCACGCACGAGTCGATGGGGTGGCGGTGTTGCCGGTCGATATCGATAAAGATCGTTTTGCACACACTCGAGCGGACGTCGCACTCCTCCATGGTGAGATTGTACTGCGCCAGCAAGCGGCCGACGCCCTCCATTGCCGACATGGCCTCGTGCTCGCTGCAGCCGTTGGCCACGGTCTTCGCGGCCAGAGCTTTGATCTTGAACTTGATGCGGTCTAATTCGGTTGTCATGATTGCCTACATGGTTAGAGTTGAACGAAGAGAGGTTAGCACACTAATTGACGTTTGTCAACTTACTAATTTGATTCGAAGGCAAGCGCCCTTGGGACGCAGAGGTTTAGGCATCATGTCTAAACGTCGACTCCTTCGGCCACGTGATTCCTTGACCATATTTCCACTCGGCCACGATGCAGTCGTCACTGTCGGTCATGATCACGCGCACGGTAAAGCCGGCATTGGCCGCCACGTTGGTGGTATGATGCACGAACCATTGTTTGGCTTCGTTCAACGGCACGAGGTAGCACTCGCGCTCCTGAATATCGCCCAGGATTTCGCTGGAGAAATAGTAGACGCTGAAAAGCTCACCCATGGTTGTCTCCACTCATTTCGTCGATGATGGCAGCGACCGCAAACGTGAGCGCAAAGCAGAACACGAATGCGGTCATGATGATTAAGCCGGTCACGATACAGACTCCTCTTCGTCCTCTTGTCGGGCTTCGCGCGCCACAATCAAATTATCAATCGCAGCGCAGGCGGTGTGAAAGCATGCCGCTTCTGCCGCGCTCAATTCGCCCATATCGTTTGCGGCCATGCGATGCATTAGCTTGGCGAGATTAGCGATATTCTGGTCTATAGATTTCATGTGCCTTGCTCCATGACATGCACCGCTAGCGTCTCCAACTCGTTAAAAACATGCTCCAAGACTTGGAGTCGTTCGCTGTGCTCGGTGATCGCAGCCTGTATCGGGTTATCTTTCTGCACGTAGTAGTCGCGGCCATGCGGCGCGGTCGATTGCACGGTATTGATTGCCAGCCGCACCGCGGCCATGGCTTGGCGATAGCCGTTCAATAGCTCGGCTTTGCCGGTGCCGTTCAAATGCACGGTCGGCATGGCGAGCTTTGCGAGATCGGTCATGACTCAATTGCCTTTCCTTTGTTGACTTCGCGGTAATCATCGCGCCCAGCTGCCCATGCGGCATGCTGTGACGACAAGCGAACGAACATGTTTTTGGTACCTCGACGGCCCAAACGATAGGCGTAGCGCAATGGGCTTGACCCGATATTGCCGCCGGTCGTGCGGCAATAGTCGTAGACCTTGCGCAACATCGGGTCTTTGAACGCGGTCATGGACTCAATGTCCTTTCCTAATGAGCCCGACTCGAATCTTGTCGGCAAGGCCGGACTCGCGCCATATGCCGGATTGAATGAATGCATCGCGCGCGTTCCAGCGTGCGAACAATTTGGTAGGCGCATGCGACTCGTGCTGGAAGATCTGCACGCCGTCGCGTAAGTAGGTCACGCGCCAGAGGCGCACTTGGGGGATATTGCGGGACATGGTTTCAGCCCTCCACATCGGACCAACCCAACGCGACTTGCACGGGGTCAATATTCATGGGGTGGTTGCGCATCCGCTCTTGCGTGCGCTCGATAATGAAACCGTATTCGCTCAATTCCTCGATTGCCAAGGCAATCAAACGCCAATATTCACGGTCCATGTCACCATACCCCCAAACGAGTCAGCGCCTCACGATCGCGCTGTGCCAGGATTTGGTACTCGCGCGGCAAGGACTCGAAATGCGCCACGATTTCATCGCGCACGGTCCTTTGCTCGGCAGACATGAACAACATTGCGCCAATGCTTGCTTGGTAGGGATTGACCACCAGCATTGCGCCCTGCCATGCCGCGGCCGCGAGTGTGTTGGAACGCGGGCAACGTGCCAGCAATTGCCCGCGATGCGGTCCGCGCGTGGCGTAGGCCTTGGCCAATGCCGCGCGGGCAATGTCGGAAAGAGTCGTTGTCATTTTGTTATCTCCTCAATGCAGGTGGTAGGTCGTGTGGGATTGCTCGCGGTCCCAGCACTTGCGGCATGACGCACACTCGCCGTTCGTATCGGGCGCAGTGCAGCGGTCCTTGGCCGCGGGCACGATCTGGTCATGCACGCCACTCGTCCACAGCCATGTTTTGGTCGCTTGGCCGTCGACCATGGTCGCGCTGACCCGGATAGTGAGATTATCGGGAATGATGCCGCCGGCCTTCACGAATGCCAGCACAATCGCCGTTTCGCGAGTCGGCAGCCAATGCTTGATCTTGGGCGTTAGCTCGCACACGCGGCAGATCGCGGCGAGATGCGCGACACTTTGCAGATCGCCGGCATCGTGCCAGCGATGCCAGCCCTTGCTCTTTACTTTTTTGGATTTCAATCGCTTGGGCCGTGGCGCAAAGCCATGCATGGCATTAAGCAGGTAGGCCATGCATTCGGCCCAGCGCGCGTGTTTGGTGCCGGCATAGCGGATCTCTTGCGCTCGGATCACATCGCTATAGACGTAATTTCCCTTTAGCGCGTAACAGTCGTGACAGACCGTGTTTTTGATCTGTGCGAGCTTGCTGCCCGTGATGCATCGCCGCGCGCTCAGACCATAAGCAGTCCCCGGCATCTTGCTCGGAAAGCCCATGCTGCCGGCGATCAGATGCGCCAGATCGGCCGACAACGGCAGATCGTAGGTAATTGCAGTGTCTTCGTTCCAGAATGCCAGCGCAGCACTCGGCGCGCGCTTGGCCGCATGATTGATCGTTAGCGTTGTCATTTGCCTAAGCCTGTTAGAGTTGACAGTTGTCAAGATAGTAGGAGAGCGCAGGGAGAGTCAATCCCTGCGCTCGGATTTAATTTAGCGTGCGGGGCGATAGACTGCGCTCGGCAGGACCACATATCCCAAGAGCGGAATCTTGCTACGCTCATTCGGGCTTTCGTCCGTGATCAGGATTATGCGGCATGCGCCGAACCACGCGAGATCATATCGAAACATTGCCTTGTGTCCTTTCTGGTTAGCGGGCGAACGGTTGCCACTTGCCGCGGAAATTGCGCGGGCGGCGGCGAATGAAGGAGTCGGAGTTGCTGTGACGCTCCAAAATGTCGGGCGCGCGGCCATGCTTTGCCTTGTAGGCGTCAATGAATTTCCCGGCGTCACAATCCTCCTCCAGATAGATGTTGCGCTCGTCAATGTGACTGCATGCCGTGAAATCAACCGCGCTCAGACCTAACGCAGCCAGATCATCATGCCGGACCGCTAGCCAGCCGTGACCCGGGTCGATGTGGAACGAATAGGACATTTGCCTTACCTCATTACCGTTGTCGGGCAGGATTGCCCTTAGTGGTAGTATGGTGCTTCCGTAGGAAGGCCAAGGAAGCCCGTTTCGTTTGTCCTATGGCCTAGGACTAGGGCGGCGAGGTTTTTTCCCGCCGATCTTTTCCTTTAGGTGTTTGCGCCCCATTTGGCGCAACATCTCCGCTTGCTGGCGCAAGCGGCGGGCTTCACGTTTGGCCCACCGTTTGCGCGACCTAAGCCCGAAAGCTTGGGATTGACCGGCCGGCATGCTTCAACCGAAAATTTTACCGATGCATTCCGGACCAAATCCTGACGCAATGGACGACGGCACGGTGAGCTTGCGGCCGCAGCGGCCGCATTTGCCTTCGTGCCAGACCTCCAACACGTCGGGCAGCTCGCCTTGCATGAGCTTGCGCCATGTCCAGCTGAACGCCTTGGCCGACTTGGCTTCACTCGAGACGTCGGTTGGCTTTGGTACCCGCCGGCCGTGCCAGTACACGTCGCGCGCGATGCGGCCCATGTAGCGATAGTCGTTGTTATTGTCCGCTCCGGCGAGCAAACCGACGAACAGCGTGCCGTCGCCGGTACGCTTGCCGGTCGTCTTGTCGCGGGCTTCGCTGATGCGAAACGTGAACCGCGTCCCGCTAGCCTTGCTGACGAGCGTCACCGTGGCATTGCCGGCACGCATGAATTGCCGCGCGGCAATGGCGTTGTCGAATAGACCTTGCATGGTCTGCGGGCTTTCGTCCGCGCCGTGGTCCAGATTATCGTCGAGTCCTTCAAATGGATCAGACATGTCATTTTGCCTTGTTGGTTCCAGGTACCGCACAATCGCGGCGCGCTCTTTCTATAGGGGGACTATTGACGCTTGTCAATAGGAGAAATGGACTCTGACGGCACGGAGGCCTGAGGAAGATGGTTTACCCTTGATATCTCGGTATCTCGGAATCCGCGGTTTTCCAAGTAATACACCTCTCCTAAAATTTTTTTCGTACGGTCATATCGTATATTGATACAGATGAAACTATCGTCCGACAACTGTCAAGCAAAATCACTGTATTGACGTTATTTATTCTTAGAATCATATAGATATTTACAGGTATAATATTATCTCGTTACGTAAGTTTAAAAATAAAGGGTTGTGGGATTCTGTGGATTCTGGAGAGAAAAAAAAAAGGGGGGACTGTAGTTGGGAAAAACGTGGATTCTGAGATAGTGATACACATAAGCCATTGATTTGATTATACTATCTTCTATCCGGTCGGGTTTGCTTTCGATGCTTTTGAGGCTGCATAACTCGAGAACGGACCATGGCCATGCAGAAATGTTAAGTTTTGCATAGGAAGGATTTGGAGCTAGTTGTTGATATCATTGATTCATTCCGTCAATGCAAGCTCGAGCTCTTGGCGCTTGTCGACGGCAGAGCCGAGCTCTGGCCACAGTCCTCGCCGCGGCAGACCCCCCACCCCCCACCCCCGGGGGACGCTGGCCAGGCCCCGGCCGGCGCGCGCATTCTTCCCCAGGAGGTTGGAAATATCCCAACCCCCAAAAATTTAACGGTACAAAAATACCATGATTGACAGAAGTCAAGGATACAAAATACCTCACATTGACAAATGTTAACTTGCAACCCCCATACCAGCCGGCTACCTCACTACCATGAAAAAACTCGATCCCAAGATCTTCGAACCCCATCCCTTGACAAAAGTCATTCGGTTCAACCCCAAGCTCTGGGGTCAGGGTTACCCCTATTCGGCCAGTGCCGACCTGTTATTCCTCGGCTGCTTCTGGCTGATTGCGCTTCTCTGGGCGTTCGCCGGTCTGAGGTGGTTGTGGCACGCGCTGGTTGGTTATTAAGTCAACCTCGCTGTCGTTAACCGTGGCACCAACCCGGCAGCAGTATTTTTTGCCAAGTTCGCCTTTTGTCCTGCCGATTCGGGGTCAAAACCACCAAATTTGCGGCTAAAATAGGTGGCTGTACCGACTGTGCCAGACTGCTATACTTGGCCGTCAATGGTCTCCCTGTTGCGGCTAGGTCTCTGATCTAGCCGCTTTTTCCCTTTAAATGTTTAAGAATCGGCTGTATTGGGGGTCATGGCGGCTGAACCACTAGCCCAAGTGGGATCCCAAGGGTTTGACCCCGAACGGGTCATCCCCGATATCGCCATCCGGTTGGCGGACGAAGGTGTGCCGCTGCGCGCGATCGCTCGAGCGATCAAGCTGTCGTCCGACATCGTGCGCGAACGCCTGCGCATCCCCCAGGCTGCCGGCAAGCTGCTCGACCTGCCGCGCGACGACTGGCCACCCGGGTTTCCACGCGACCAGCGTGCGCTGCAGCTCTCGAGATTGGTGAGCGAGAACCGCGATCGCTTGTTCGTGGCCATGCAGGAGGTGTTCCACCTGACGCCGACCGAAATCAGCTTGCTGCTGGTGCTGCTGCAGTACCCGACGTTGCTGCGCGAGCGGCTCGCCGGCACCATGACCGGGGTGTCGATAGGTGTGCATATCTGTTCGATCCGCAAGCGGCTCGAGCCATTCGGGATTAAAGTCTCGACCTTGTGGGGCTACGGCTACCAGTTCCTGCCGGAGGACCGCCGCAAGCTGATGGACATCATCTTCCACAAGGTGGAGACGGCCAATGGATCTCAAGTCGACGATGGAGCTCGTATGGCAGTACGCGCCGATCTACAACCCGCTCGCGGTCGCTGACTGGTCGGAATTCAGGCTCCGATTTGAATGCGATCGTCTCCGACAAGAACGAATGAAGTCCATTTTTGCCCCAGCGACCCGTCGATCCCCGCCTTTGCCAGCTTCTTCAGATCACTGAACCACGGTTCTTCCCGCCACCTTCCTGGATAGGCCGGGTCCACAATGAAGGCGACGTACTTTTCTTTCTCCGCCAGATGTGGCGCGATCACGATCTTCGACCATTTCGGGAACCAGTAGTCCGGGATGCGGCCGTCGATCAACCACAGGCAAGCAAAATCCCGGCATTCCTGCGGGCGATCCGCGTAAATGCTGCAGCCTTTACCGGGCCGCGCGTGGGCGCACCACTTATGTGGGTTCGGTTTCCCCGGGAAGTTCGGGACTGTCATCACCTTGCAGCACAGGCTGCACGTCCCGCACACCCGGTTGCTCGTCAGATTTGTTGGGAATAACTCGGACATGCTCGCCCGGATCGTCCACTCGAGGTTCGTGGTATTCCTGCAGCTTCTGTGTGGCTTCGGCGATCTCTGTCACGCTGGCAGTGGGTTTCGGCTTGCGTACCGCCTTGCGCTTGGCGGTCTTTGCCACGCTCACCGGCTTGCGCTTCTTGTTGCGCTTGCCGCCAACGGTGTAGCGCGAGGATGCCGCGGTGCCGGCGGTGCGGACCCGGCGCAGGGTCTTTTTATTCAATGGCCGGCGGGTGGTCGCCGACTTCTTGCGCTTTTTCATGTTGCTGCTCCCTTGTAAAATTACAAACTAGCAGCGTGCCGGTGTCAGGTCCATCCCGCGGCGGTGATCTGCGGGCGCTGATACGTTCGCCGGGTCGGGGTCAGCCGGCGGGCGAACTCATGCACCAGCCCGCCGTGGACCACCAGGGCGATGTATTGTAGACAGTCGGCGACATGCGAGAAGCCTTCCTTGTCGAACTTCTCAGGGACGATACGAAGGCCACCGTCCTTGTGTTTCTTGTAGCGGTAGCCGCCGCTCATGGCGCGCACCAGGAACGGGCACTTGCTGCCGTTGATGATCAGCGCCGGTCCACCGTTGACCTGCTTGCCAAGCAACGCTTCCACCGCACGCAAGCGCGGGTCGATGTCGTTCGTTGGAGCCGGGAAGCACGGCAGGCCCATGCGTTTCAGTGCTTCAAAGCTGGTCTCCTCGGCGATCGTCCCCTTGGAAATGCCCGATGGATCGCCGACCAGGATGACTTTGGAACCGATGAAACGCTCTTGGAACAGGCGGGGCCGTAGCTGCTGTTCGACGTGTTTCTCGAGACCGACATTGGTAGCGGGGACTTCCTCATGAACCAGCAACCGTCCGAGATGGTCGACTTGCGCTATGACGGACCAGGGGTTCCGGCCGAAATCCTGTCCTACGATCAGTGGATAGCCTGGTATCACAAGGGTATCGGGTACGACATGGAACGATGGCTTGAAGCTCGCTCTAAAGACAGCTTCGCCAGAAGGGTCGTCGCCGTATTGCGCGTCAACGTACCGACGTACCCACGGGTGATCGCTCCCGTACATCTGCAGAAACTGCTCGTAGTACTTGCGTCCCTGCGCGAGCCGGAGCGGATGGTTGATGGGAAGTACTTTCGTCTCTTCGGTCTGCAGCAGATAATTGAGATTCTCAGCGGCCGGCGACATGCCGCCTGGCTGGATGAAGACCTGCCAGTTCGGCGGCGGCTCGGTCATAAATTTATGCCACTCACCCATTTCGACTGGCATGTTGGTGTCGGCAATGATGCCGTACCAGCTCGGGACACCGCGATTGCCGCTTGGATAGCGGCCAATACGGCCCGAAACGGGGGCCAATATGTCGAAGTTCATCTCGATGGCTTCCGAGAGCCACGCCCCGGTCAATTGCATGGACAGCAACCGGGCCTGATCTTCGGCATTTTCCAGCGGCACGAAGATCCACTCTGATTTCACGTCGCCGAAGTCGAGGTAGTAGGTGTTGTCCGACACCTTCCAGTCGCCCAGGCCCACCAGCCAGGACTGCACGTCTTTGAGCACGGTGTCTTTCAGTTGTTTGAGCGTCTGCCGCACGAACGCCCAGCGGGTGTAGCGATAGCCGTCGGTGGCTTTGGCCTGACTGAGCGAGCGCCGCAGCGTCTCCATCACGCAGCCGGTGGTCTTGCCCGACCCCACCGGGCCGGCGATGATGCGGCCGAACGCGCTCGACTTCATGAACCGCGCGACCGTCGGCGGTGCCGTGTAGATGACTGCCATCAGTGCCCTTTCAGGCAGGAGTGGCGCTTGACCTCGCCCTCCTTGGGCTCGCGCTGGCAGTCGAACAGCGAGAGCACCGGCTCGCCGGCTTTGGCCTGGGCACGCACGTCGGGGCAGTCGATGCGGTGCAGCACCAGCGACCTGCCGTCGTTGGCATAAGTAATGGCGTAATCACTCATTTTTCAGCACCAGGTCAGGCAGCTGCTTGCGCGTCCTACGCTTGCGTGGGGTCTGCATCTCGCGCTCGCGTGCGAGCTCTTGCTGTTTCCCGCGCGGGGGATCGTCGGGGGTGATGTCGATCGCCTTGTCGTAGGTTTCACTCTCGCCGCCGAGGTTGATGGTGATGACAAAGCGTTCGTTGGAAGGCTTGTCGCCCTTGTCCTCACCGATGCCGGCGGCGCGCATCACCACCTTGGCGACATCGGTCGATGCCGACAGATTGGCGTCCGGCTGCATGGCGCGGCGGGCGATCACCGGGCCGAGCTTTTCGAAGTAGGCCAGGTTCTGGAAGCGGATGCGCTCTTCGGTCGATCCGATCGCGTTCCACTCGGCGATCAGCTGCTCGCGGACCTTGCGGAAGAACTCATTCTTTTCAATCCGTTGGTAGTCATTTTCGTCGATTCCAAACTCCGCAAAGGTCTCTTTGTAGCTGCGGATATTGAGCACAAGGTCACGCGCCAGCGCGGCCATGGTGGTTTCATCGAGATCGGTCATGCCCGGGAAGCTAGCGAGCAAGTCTTAAGATTTTCTTAAGGTTTGTCCGCTACTCGTGTTCCATGGCAGACGGATTCGGCCCCCAGGGCGTATTGCGGGTGGTGCCTCCAGCGATGTTGGAGGCACAATTGCTGGCGGAGGAGCAGGCGCGGGCGGCGGCAGCAGCCCCGCCGGTCGCGGCTCCGCCGCAGCTGGTCGGCTACATCAAGAGTCAGTTCGAGATCTTCCGCAACCACCGCAACACCGCGGCTGGTTGGAGCAATCGTTTGCTCGAGGCCATGCGGACGTTCAACGGCCAGTATTCGCCGAACAAGATGCAGGAGGTGAAAAAGTTCGGCGGCTCCGAGATCTATGCGCGTCTGTCTGCGCAAAAATGTCGGGCAGCGTCCTCCCTGTTGCGCGATGTCTATCTCGGAGCCGACCGACCTTGGGCGATCCGTCCTCCCGCCGATCCCGACGTGCCGGACGAGATCATCCAGAAGATCAACCAGCTGATGCAGCATGAGCAGCAGATGGTGCAGCAGGCCACCGGGCAGCCGCCGCCGGAGGACGCCCTGCGCACCCGCCGGCTGGCGCTGATGGAGTCGGCGGAGGACGCCGCCCGCACGCTGGCGCAGAAGCAGGCCAAGGAGTCCGAGGACAAGGTCGAGGAGTTCCTGCGCAACGGCATGTTCTACCACGCGCTCGCCGAGTTCATCGTCGACTTGCCGATCTTCCCCTTCGCCGTGCTCAAAGGCCCCACCGTCAAGCTCATCCCGGAGATCGTGTGGGAGAACAGCAAGCCGACCATCAAGCAGAACCCGGTGATGATGTGGGACCGGGTGTCGCCGTTCGACATCTGGTTCACTCCCGGGGTGAGCGACATCGCGAACGCCGCGGTGATCGAGAAGTCCAACCTCACCCGCACCGAGCTCAACGACATGCTCGACCTGCCCGGTTTCAATCAGGACGAGGTGCGCGCCGTGCTGACTGAGTACGGCCGCGGTGGGCTCTATGACAACTGGGACACCACCGACGCCGAGCGGGCTGTGCTCGAGAACCGGGAGAACCCTGCATGGAACCGGTCTGGCCTTATCACCCAAATGGAGTTCCACGGCAACGTCCAAGGCGAGATCCTGCAAGAGTACGGCATGCCCGGGATCTCCGACCCGATCCGCGACTACCACATCGACGCCTATTGCATCGGCAGCCACGTTATCAAGGCCAACCTATCGCCATCGCCCCGGGCACGGCACAACTACTTCATTACCTCGTTCGAAAAAGTGCCTGGAACCGTGGTCGGCAATTCGCTGATCGATCTGATCGCTGACCTGCAGGACGCCGCCAACTCCACGCTGCGCTCGCTCGTCAACAACATGAGTATCTCCAGCGGACCGCAGGTGGTGATCAATGACAGCAGGTGCAGGCCGGAGGATAACGTCGACGAGCTCTATCCCTGGAAACGCTGGCATGTCACCGACGATCCGGTTGGCAACAATGCCAAGCCGCCGGTCGAGTTCTTCCAGCCGCAGAGCAATGCCCAGGAGTTACTGACGGTCTTCAAGGCGCTCGTCGAACTATCCGATGACGTGTCGGCGATCCCGAAGTATATCGGCGGTCAGGCGTCGGGCGGCGCGGGACGCACGGCATCCGGGCTCGCGATGTTGATGGGCAACGCGAGCAAGATCCTGCAGACCGTTGCCGCCAATATTGACCGCGACATTTTCGAGGTCGCGCTCGAGCAACTGTCCGACCTGGTGCTGCTCACCGACACCTCCGGCGCGCTCACTGGCCAAGAGGACATCTACGTCCAGGGCGTCAACGTCGCGGTCCAGCGCGAGACGCAGAGACAGAGGCAGCTGGAGTTCCTGCAGCACACCAACAACCCGGTCGATCTTGGCATCATGGGGATCAAGGGCCGCGGCGTGGTGCTGCGTTCGGTGTCGCAGACCATCGGTCTCGAGGGCGAGGAGGGGGTGCCGTCCGACGAGGTGCTGGCCAAGAAGCAGGAGAAGCAGGAGCAGAACGAGCAGAACAAGGCGATCAGCCAGAAGGTCGACGAGGGCATTCAGGCTGGTGTCGAACTGGGGGTGCAGAAGATCGCGTCCGAGCTCACCGCCGGGTTCCTTGCCTCACATGCCGCGATGCCGGGTGAGGAAGCGCCGGGAGGCTCACCGGGCTTAGGAGCGCCCCCTGGCGGCCCAGGCGGTGGTCCCCCTAGTGCCCCTCCCGGACCGCCCGGAAACATGGCTGAGGGAGCTCGCCAAGCCCAAGGCAACCAGCCTACGCCGATGTCGAACCAGCAGGCGCTCCCCGGCAACGTGGTCGGGTTGCAGCGCCGGCCGATGCAGCCAGGGATGCGGCCGCCGCCGATCCAGGGCGGACCAGGTTAACCAGAGGAGGGCTAGATGCCTGATTTCTATCTGAAGATCCGCAGGACCATGCCGATCGAGATCGTGCAGGCGTCGGGCGAGACCTACCAGCACGCCATCCAGGCGGTGCTCGACAGTGCTGCTCCCGGCGAGTCGATCGAGGTGATGGATACCGAGCCAGTGCCGGCGGCGGCACCGCCCGGGACGTCGGGTTCGACGGGTTCGACGGGTTCGACCGGTTCGACTGGCGCAATGGGGAGGTAGCGATGGCGACGTTTTACATCCAGGCGCGCAAGCTCGGACCGGTGGTGACCTACCAGGTGGTGGCCAACTCGCGCGCCCAGGCGATCGCCAACCTGGTGGCGAGCGAGGGTCCAGGCGAGGAATTTCAAGTTCTCGGGGCCGACACCACGCTGGCGACTACGGGTGTCACAGGCGGGACCGGTCCGTCGGGGGCGACCGGCGCTGGGCTTTGATGCGCGTTGCCTGGAACGCGATCGTCAAGAACGAGGCAGCGCGGATCGAACGCTGCGTGAGCTCGCTGTTACCGCATGTGGATTGCGGGATTATCGTGGATACCGGCAGTACCGATGGGACTGCCGAGATCATTCATGCGCTATTCGCGCAGGCCCAGAAACCGTGCGAGCTTCATTTTGCGTCGTTCGTCGACTTTGCGCAGGCGCGCAACGAGGCTCTTCGGGTCGCTCGCGAGAGTAAGCTCGAGTGGGACTTCCTCCTGCTCTGTGACGCCGACATGGAGCTTCGGGTTAAGCGGGCGGACTGGATCAATGGTCATCGCGGGCTTTCTTATGACATGCGCCAGGTGGGGGGAGCTCTGAGCTATTATAACCGCCGACTTTTGAGTCGTCAGGCAACCGGCGGTTATTTAGGGGTCACGCATGAGTATCTGGATGTGCCGTCTTTTGGAGTACTACATGGCGCAGAGTTTGTTGATCACGCTGACGGTGCCAATCGTGCTGATAAATTTATTCGCGATATTGCCCTTCTGGAAGTTGCACTCGATGTCGAGACACGACCGGGATTGATCGAGCGGTATCATTTCTATCTGGCGCAGTCGTACTTCGATGCCGGGAGATTTGACGATGCCATCGTTCACTATCGTCGACGAACCGAGCTTGGAGGTTACGAGGAAGAGCGATGGTACGCGCAAATGCGTCTTGCAGAGTGTTATCGACAACTGGGGCAACATGCTCATTACGTGTGGGAGATGCTCAAAGCTTATTCTATGCGTCCCCAGCGGGGGGAAACGCTGTACGACCTTGCCCGCTTCTATCGTGAGCGAGGGGAAAATTTCAGTAGCCTACTCTTCTCTGAGCCTGGACGTAGAATTCCAGTGCCCACAGGAGACAAGCTTTTCGTTAATGAGTATGTCCATCAGACTGGGCTGAAAGAAGAGTTTTCAATCTGCGGTTATTACGACGAGCGCCAACGCCGCACAGCAGCAAAGGAGGCTAACAAGTTGGCGCTCGTCGGTAGTGAGCTCGCGAGGCGCAACTTGTTCTGGTACCTGCAGCCGCTGGTGCAGGACGTGCCGTCATTCAAGCCGCAGCAGCTGACAATCCAGCCGCCCGACGGCTATGTGGCGACGAACCCGTCGGTGATCGAGAATGGCGGAGAACCAAAGATCCTTGTTCGATGTGTTAATTACACGATTACAGACGAGGGTGCGTACCGGATTCGGGCCAGCGATGGCACGGTCTCTGGTAATTATCCTATTCACACTCGCAATTTTCTTTGGGATTCTCTTAACGGTTGGCTAGAACTCAAACTCCCATCCAACTGGCCGGATGCAAGCTATCCGCTGGTTTTGGGGTTTGAGGATTCTCGTCTCTTTGAATGGCGGCAACAATTCTGGACGCTCTCCACCGTTCGGGAGTTGACCCCCGAAGGATGGTGCGAACAAGTTCTAGCGCCACTTGATCCTGGAGAAGGTGGCTGGAGCTACGGAGACAATTGGCGACAAATTCTTCCATCTGATCGTCGGCATGAGAAAAACTGGATGCCGTGGGTGGGTGGTGATGACCTGTTTTTCGTTTATCGTCTCGGGTCATTGGTCAACCTCCAGGGTGAGAACATTCATCGTGACACTCTGCAGTGGGATGTTGGCCACATCAGCGGTGGATCGCAAGTCATCAAGGTTGATCGGCACTGGATGGCGATCGTGCATGAGGCACGGCAGATCCCCGGTCACACCGGCCGCTATTACCAACATCGCTTTGTACTTTGGGACCATCACAAGCGCCTGCAGCGGATTTCTCCACCGTTTTATTTTTTCGACCGGCAGATCGAGTTTGCGGCCGGACTGGCATTTTTTCCTGAAACAGGAAAAATCATGGTCAGCTTCGGGGTGCGTGATTGTGAAGCTTGGACAGCGACCATGGATCCTATGGAGGTGATCCAGTTTTGTTTCAAGGATGCGTTATGACCGTCGCCGTGGTGACAGCTTATGTTCCGATCCCCGGCCATCCGCGCTCGGAGGCGGAGTATGACGAGCTTGCCAGCCAGCTGCTGGGGATCGAGCACTGTGTGCTGCGCGCCAAGGGCGATCTGCAGCATTGCTGGCTCTACCAGTATCTCAAAGAGGACTATGGTGCCGATACGCGATTTACTTATTCGGTCGCGGACAATCCGCAAAAGAATTCACTCGGCTATCACATTGTTCAGGCACAGAAGACCGAGTGGCTCGAGGTCGCGACCTATGTCGAGCCGTTCGTCGATGTGTTCGTTTGGCTGGACTATGGAATTTTCCACGTTCCCGGCGTGACTGCTGAGATCATCGATGCCTTCCTCGAGCGTGTCGAGGGCGAGCAGGCGATCGCGATCCCGGGCTGCTGGGACAAGGGCTACAGATATGATGACGACTCTCCCTGCTGGCGGTTCTGCGGCGGGGTGATGGTGGTGCCACGCAATCTGGTGGGGCCGTTCAATTACAACATGAAGCGCGAATATACGCGCTGGCTGGGTAAGACCGGCAACATTTCCTGGGAGGTGAACACGTTGGCGCGGCTCGAGGATCACGATCCGGAGTTTCCGGTCTGGTGGTACCGAGCCGACCACGACCAGACTATGTTCACCAACTACCGAGCAACGGAGCACGCAGATGTCGCAAGATATTCCACCTTGGTTGGAAGTGATGCGCGCCATCACCGGTTTGAGTGAGTACGAGAACGGCAGCAATCCCAAGATCGAAGCGATGGCTGCTTATATCGGGCGAAAATTTCCGGAACAAGCTGAATATGCCTCGATTTACGACGACGATAGTATTGCTTGGTGTGGAGTCTGTACGGCTTTCTGTTTAGCGGCTTGCACCAAAGAAGGCATCTCCGGTCCGTTCGGACCAACGGATACTGACAAGTGGATGTGGGCGCAGTCCTTTGCGAGCGACCCCGGTTTCGTGAAGCTTGGTTCTCCAGTCCCTGGAACGATCGTGGTCATGACCCGCGAAGGCGGCGGGCATGTGACCATGTTTGAGGAGTGGGACGATAACGGTAACTTGCGCTGCAGGGGTGGGAATCAAAGCAACTGCGTCAATGTCAGTACTTACGATCCAAGCACCGTGATCGGCTACATGTGGGTGCGCGGGTGGGAGGTGCCGGAGATTGATGTTGAGGATCGGCCGACGCTTGAAGAAGGTGATGAAGGCCCAGATGTGATGGATCTGCAGCGCATGATCCCGCATTTCAGCGGGGTGGTCGATGGTGACTTCGGGCCAATCACCAAGGATAACGTCATTCGCTATCAGTCTTCGCGCGGATTGGAGATCGACGGTGTGGTCGGTCCAGAGACCTGGCAGGCGCTTTATGATGATAAGAAGCCGTTGCCGCCACCGGCTCCTCCACCTGGAGCGTTGACGGTTGCACAACAGAAAGCGATCAAAAATATCGCTAAAAATTCAGCGGTTGCTTCTTATGGTTGGGATGACAGAGGGGAGGCTCCTCCGGGGTGGACGCAAGGTATGGCGCTTGCGTTCGCGCAATCTTACAAGAAGCTCAAGGTCGACCATCCGGGTGTGATCGAGATGTCGCGACCGCGCACGTCTTCCGACAAGGACGTGTTCAACGTGTACAAGAATGACTTCAACAAGCTCGGTATGTCGAACGAAGGGACCGACGGCAGTGCCGTGGATCGTTTGAGGCATCTCTATGCCCTGATGTTGGGTCACGGCATGCGCGAGTCGTCTGGTGAGCACTGCTGCGGTCGAGATCAGTCGGTGCCGCCAGGCTATTACGGTCCAGCCGATACCACGACTGAAGCCGGCGCTTTCCAGACGAGTTACGATGCTGCCGGTGCCAGCGATCCTGAGTTTGATGATCTCATGGATGAATATCTGCGGGGGGATTCTCCTGGCTATCTGGAGGCGTTCTCGGAAGGTGTGTCGTGCAGCTCGGAGGATTGGACGAGCTACGGCGGCGGACGTGGCGAGCAGTTCCAGGATCTGTGTAAGAACCAGCCTGCGTTTTCTGTTGAGTCGTGCGGGCTTACGTTGCGCAACTTGTGCAATCACTACGGGCCTATCAACAGACATGAGACTGAACTGAAAAAAGACGCTGACGCGATGTTCCAAGAGGTGCAGGATTACATGGACGCGAACTGGCCTCACGCCGGCTCCGAGTCGGCGTGAGGCACCGAGATGGAACCGCTCGATAAGATGGACATCGGCCACCGTGTGATGCTCACGGTGGCAATTATCATTATTTTGCTAATTTTACTGGCGTGTGCGGGCTATTTGTCGGGGCGGTGGGAGGTGCCGGAAGCGCAGGCAGCACCGCGGTCTTATGTGGATGATCTACCGATTTCAAAATACGAGGAACACCTGCTGGCGCTTGATCGCGAGGCATTGGACAAAGCATACAAGGACCACATAGGTCTGGTGTTCGGAGTGTGGATGAAAGACCCCAATGATCCGCAGGCTCCACATCGTGCGGGAACCGGGGCACGCAATGCGCGGGCTGGCTACAGTTTATCGATAGAGAAGATCGAACAACGAGAACAACGGTTGAAAGATGCTCGATAAATCCGCCCAAGCAGGACAGCATTCTTACAAGGATCGTGGTGATGACTGCTACGAAACTCCGGCTTGCGCCGTTGAGGCGCTCTTGCGCGTCGAGAGTCTCCCTCATTCTGTGTGGGAACCGGCGTGCGGGCCAGGGTCGATTGTCAAGGTTCTCCGTGATCACGGACACGAGGTGTTTGCCACGGATTTGCATCAATACGGTTGCGGGTTATCAGGCATCGATTTTTTGACTGCTGGTCATCGGACGACTGACGCAGTTGTGACCAATCCGCCATATCAGCTGGCGGAAGCATTCGTTCGTAAGGCACTCGAATTTAGTCCGCTGGTGATCATGTTGCTGCGGCTGGCATTCCTGGAGAGTGTGAAGCGTACCGACATCCTGGAGCACTCCGGCCTGGCGCGCATTCATGTGTTTCGCAACCGCCTGCCGATGATGCACAGGAAGGGCTGGGAGGGACCGAAGGCATCGAGTGCAATGCCGTTCGCTTGGTTCGTGTGGCAAAGAGGGTACAAGGGTCCAACGACCATTGATCGCATTAGCTGGGAGTGAACCAATGACACTGGGAACAACTCGCGTTCGTTTGGACTTCAATCCGTCGAAGGATGATCTGGTTGGTCAGATCAAGGTTAAGACGGCCGAACTCATCGACCTCTGCAATCAGGGTCAGATCGATACTGATTTCAAAGGCGAAGTTATCCGTTGCTGGGCGCTGGCAATGACTCACTACGAGAATGCTGCAATGTGGGCTGTGAAAGCAGCGACGGCCGATAAATAGGAGGCCAACATGGCTGAGATCGCAATTGGAATTTTGTGGTTCTTGGTGGGTCTGATCATCCTGGCCGGGATCGTCTATTTGGCGATCTGGGTGATCGAGAGCTTTATTTACCCGATCCCGGAGATGGTGAAGAAGGGCATCTGGGTGGTGATCTTGCTGATTGCGTTGATTTACCTGATCAGCATCCTGGTCGGCGGCGGGGCACCTCGGATGCCGAAGCTGCCATGAGTGATGAGAACTTACGGCATGCCTACCGGCATGCGCGGCACGCTCTGGAGGATTTCCAGGAGCTTGAGGCGAAGGGTGAGCTCGCCCACTCGCTCTGGCACCATCTGCGCCATGTCGTTTACCGGCTGGGGTTAGAGATGACTCGCGAGCATCGGGTCGACGTTCCCAGGTCGCCTTAACAATTTCTTAAGATTTAGCGCCTAACTTCCTCCACGACGCAACCTTGCAACGGTCGTGGAGGATTTTTTATGCGCGCTAACAAGCTCTCGGTCAATACGACCAAGAAGGAAGCCCAGCACGACGTGACGTTCGCCGAGGGCGGCGACGGTCATATGTTCGGCAAGCAGGCAGCTGGCCCCGACAAGCCGGGGAATACCGGCAAGGATCCGAGCTCGGCTCCCGGGCCGAAGTTCGCCGAAGGTGGCAACGGCAAGATGTTCGGCTTCTCCGGGGCGCAGTCGCAGCAGCCCGGTCGCACGAGCGCACGCTGATGGCACCGATAATTCCGCGCACGCCCCGACCGCTCGGGCGTCCGAAGATGCTTGATCCGGCCAAGGCGGTGCAGGGTCCACCGCGGATCAAGCCGACTTCTACCCGGGAGTATGGCAAGGGCGGTACGCCGTTTGCCACTGGACCTGACATGGGCATCCGCGGGGCCAGCATTGTCGGGCCGATCGGACCAGGAGGGTTTGATCCCTATGGCACGTAGACCATTCAAGAAGGATCTCACGCCGATCGGGCGAGGCGGGATCACCACCCACGTCGGGAAGGGTGCCAGCGAGCAAAGGAGAGGCCCTGGTGGCTCCGAGACGCTGACCGGGGGTGATCCCATGCAAGGGATGGCGAATCGCTATCCCAAGCCTTCTGCGCCGGAACCAGAGCCGGACATGGATGAGCCCGCGCCCCCGGTACCGATGGGTCAGGCTCCCTCGCGCGGGCCAACGGCGCTGATGCCGCCGGACAACGATGGTGATGAGTGAGCACGCTGATCGATTTGGAGAAACACGCGCGTTTCCTGCGGAACGCCTCGCCGTCGGCATTTCAGGGTTTCTGCACAGCGTTCGCCGACTACACCGAGCGCCAGTACGAGACCCTGGTCGACAGTCCGCCAGACAACCTGCAGCGCGCGCAGGGGCACGCCCAGCAGTGCAAGGCGATATTCCAAGCGTTGGAGAAAGCCAAGAATGGTTGATGTTGTCGTAGACGCCGAACCGGCAGCCAAGCTGTCGTACGATCCCAAGGACATTCCGGAAGCCGTGCGCAAGCGCGCGGCGGCCGTTGACGCACTATATTCCCAAACTCCGGAGCCCGGTCCCGGCGCTCCGGCTGCGCAGGTGCCGACCTCGCCTGGTGAAGCCCCCCCGACCCAAGCTCCGCCGGCACCTGTTGCGCAGCCAGCCGCCCCCGAATCACCTGAAGACGCCGATCCGAACTCGAACACTTGGAAGAGCCGCGCCCTGTCGAAGGAAGGGCGGGAACGCGCAGAAAACGAGCAACTGAAGCAAGATCTCGGCGAACTGCAGGAGAAGTACTTCAACGACGTTGTCGCTAGACAGCCTTCGGAGCCACAACGACGCACACCATCCCCGAAGCCCCGGCAGTATCTGACGAAGGAAGATGAGCAGAATTACGGCCGTGATTTGCTCGACGTCGCTGCTCGAGCGGCACTGCAGACGGTGTCTCCGCACATCCAGACACTCGAGCAGCAGAACAAGGAGCTTCGGCAGCGGCTGGCCAAGCAGGACCGGCGGGCGATGGATATCGCGGTCGAGGCCAGGGTGCCGAATTTCCGCGAGATCGATCGCAATCCGCGCTGGCACCGCTGGCTGTTAGGTATTGACGTCCTTTCTGGTCGTGTTAGACAGACGCTGTTGAATGACGCCATTTCAGCCGGCTCTGCCCCTAGAGTGGCGCATTTCTTCGAAAGCTTCCTTAACGAGGAAGCAGCTACAGGTCACACGCCAGAGCCTTCTCCCAGCCCGGTAGTACCGCCTAGGGAGCCGGCGATACCCCTGGCCACCCTGGCGGCTCCTGGTCGCGCCCGACCGGCAACTGGAGGCAGTGCCTCGTTGCCGACCGACAAGCCGACCTACACACGCGCTCAGATCGCAGAGCTTTACCGACTGAATCGGAGAAAGGCTTTTCTCGGTCGCGAGGCCGAGTGGGCTCGTACCGAGGCAGATATCTTCGCAGCTCAAAGAGAAGGGCGCATCCGGGATTAACCGGGGGCTGCGCCAGGTATGAACTGATGGGGTAGCTCCCAAACAGAGGGGCTACCTCAATGCCTATTCCCAGCACGGGGTTTGGTATTGCCACTGCTGGCAGTACTCCTGCACTTTATCCGACTGGCAGTACCGCCAATACCCTCCAAGCTACTGGATTCATTCCGGAAATTTGGAGTGCTAAGTTGGTCGAGAAGTTTTATGCGAGCACCGTCCTCGCAGCGATCAGCAACACCGACTACGAGGGCGAGATTGCAAACATGGGCGATCGTGTGAAGATTCGCACCAAGCCCACGGTCACTATCCGCGACTACCTGGCTGACGGCTTGCTCGCGCTCGATCGTCCGTCCGGTGGCTCGGTGGAGTTGTATATCGGCATCGGGAAATATTTTTCGTTGATTCTCGATGACGTGATGGAGGTGCAGTCGGATCTCAACATCCTCAGCATGTGGTCGGACGATGCGGCCCAGCAGCTGAAGATCGTGGTCGATCGCGACGTCCTCGGCGGCATTGTGGTGCAGGCGAACGCCAAGAACCGCGGTGCGGCTGCTGGCGTGATCTCCGGCAACCTCAATCTCGGCGTCAAGGGCACGCCGTTGGCGGTGAAAGGCTATCCGGTTCTCGGCACTGACATCAGCATCACCGACGTCCTGTTGCGGCTCGGCCAGGTGCTCGATGAGCAGAACATCCCAGAGCAGGGTCGCTGGGTGGTGATGTCGGCGGCCGCCGGTCGCTACATCAAGCAGTCCGAGCTCCGGCAGGTCTATGTGTCGGGTGACGGCACCTCGATGCTGCGCAATGGGCGGTTGGGTCAGATCGATCGGTTCACGATCTACATCTCCAACCTGTTGCCCTCGAGTGCGACGGACGCCACCAACTTTGCGGCCGGCGAGCAACCGGTCTACGCGGGACATGCCCACGCGCTGACGTTTGCTTCGCAGATCAGCAAGGTGGAGACGCTGCGCAGCGAGCTCACGTTCGGGCAGATCCTCCGGGGTCTGCAGGTCTATGGCTACCAGGTGGTCGATAACACCGCCCTGGCGCAGGCCCAGATCGTCCTGAACTGAGCCTTAAGCGTTTCTTAAGACTTTCCCCCTAGGCTCCTCGCCAGAGGAGCCTAGGGTGGCAAGTCCTGCATACCACGGCAATTTTTCCGACAAGGATCAGCCCACGCTCAATAGCGTGGCTGATTACGTCGAAGACGCACGCACGCTGCTGCAGGACGTCGTTCCTGGCTATCGCTATGACGACCTGTCGCTATTGCGTGCGCTCAACCTGACCATGCTCGAGGCCAGCCGGCTGCGGTCGGACCTGTTCGTGTTCAACCTGGCGGTCAGCGGCCAGATCCCTGCGTTCACCGAAGTCGACGACACCTATGTCGAGATGGAGCCGGCGTTCCGGCTCGCCATCCTGCACGGGATCGTCGGTCATGCGCTCGAGCGTGACCAGGAGGATTACCAGGATTCACGGTCGACGGCGTTCCTCGGGATGTTCACCCAGGGGCTGGTTGGGCACGGGCTCGGCCCGGTCACTGGTGGTTCGCCGCCGTCAGGCAAACGGACTGGGAAGGGCGGATGAGAAAGCGCAAAAGCAAAGCTGACGACCCGCAGTGCGATCCCTGCGATACCTATTGGGCGCAGTTGCTCGGTCAGGCCAAAGTTTCCTTGTCGGGTGCCTCCGATGTCGGCCTCAAGGCCCAGCTGTTCGACACCTTGCAGCGGTTCTTCGACGAGTCGAACTGCTGGCAGGAGGTCATTGTCTTCAACGTCGTCTCGGAGACGCTCGACTATCCGCTCTATCCGGTGAATGGCGGCCGCATCCTGCGGCTCCTTGGTGTGCTCGATCAGAACCGGGTGCCGCAGGCGGCGATCATGCCGGAGATCGGCACGGTACGGTTTCAGTACCCGTACAGCCAGACCCAGCCGATGGCGGCGTTTCTGATCAAGACCGTCACCGACCCGCTGACTTGCTATCCACCGGGCGTGCCGGAGTGGCTGCTGCCGGCGCATTACCTCACGCTGCTGCACGGTGTGCTGGGCGAGATGATGCTGCAGCCGGGGACAAGCTTCTCTAATCCGCAGATGGCCAACTACCACACCCAGAAATTCCGCGATGGCATCGCGCACGCTCGCGTGGCGACGATGAAGGCGAACACCGTCGGTGCGCAGAACTGGGTGTTCCCGCGCAACTTTCACGTCTCGAGCCAGCGTGGCGGTGTGAGCACGTTCAACATTCATCCGTCGGGAATGCTGAGGTGATTCATGTCTCGGTGTGGATGTAACGGTCACTCGGTCACCTCGGCGCATCTCGACTTCAAGATCGACAATAACGGCACCTGGATGGATGCCACCCAGTTCGGTGCGCCCAACGGCTACGAGTGGAATCTCGAGGGCCAGGGGTTCGAGATGGACGTGCAGCTGAACCGGTACGACCAGACGCCGTTGTTGCAGATGTCAACTGCCGACGGTCGGATTGTCATCGATGATGTCTACCAGCGGGTGATCCACTTCAATGTCGCGCCGGACGACATCCAGGCCAGCCTGAAGCCGGGTTGCTATGTCTACGATCTGGTGATGGTGGATGCCAGCAACCCTGCCACTCGAGTGCCGCTGCTACACGGCACCGTCGAGGTGACGCAGGGGGTGACATATCCACCGTGAGCCCGATCAAGAACAGCGATGATGCTCCCGTTGCAGCCTGGCCTGTTGTTCCTATTTTCGGAGCCACGGGACCGACTGGTCCGTCGAGCGGACTCACTGGATCAACTGGCCCCTCCGGAGCTCCTGGTGTCTCGTTTACGGGACCGACAGGACCGCGAGCTCCAACCGGTCCGACTGGACCAGGTAGCACTGTTACTGGCCCCACCGGCTCCACAGGCTTCACAGGGCCGCAAGGCGAGACGATTGTAGGTCCGACCGGTGAGCAGGGCATTCAGGGCCTTCCTGGCATCCAGGGGCCTGCTGGTGGCCCGACTGGACCGACTGGTACCCCAGGTGCAACTGGACTTGCCACCAACACCGGAGCAACTGGAGCTCCCGGACCGACCGGACCGGCGGGTGGACCGACCGGGCCGGTAGGAGGGCTTGGTCCGACCGGTGCAACCGGGCCGATTCAGCCTGGTGCCATGCTGCTTGGAGCCACTGGGCAAGCTCTCAGCGGTGGCGTGGTGTCGACGCCCTACCAGTACGTGACCGGCAATATCACTGTCGATTTCGGACGCAATCCGATCCAGTACGTCAACAACGCTGGGGCGTTCACCATCACCGCGCCGTCGCAGCCAGGCAGCTGCATCCTGACGGTCTTCAATCAGTCCGGTGCCGGCGCGATCACGTTCACCGGTTGGACGGTGGGCGGCAATGTCGGTGATGCGCTCGACACCATCACCGGGCACATGTTCTCGCTGATGATGTGGGGGGTGAACGGTGTCTATTCCTACAGTGTGAAGGCGCTGCAGTAATGGCTTATACCGAGAAATCGCTCTACGTTGACTCGGTGGCTTACGGCCCATCCGGTGCTGATGGTGGTGTGGCGCGCTGGACTGCAAGCACAGCTTACACCGTTGGACAGATTATTCGGCAGCGCACTGCACCGACAGTTACGAACGAGCGTTGTTTCGTTTGTATTCTTGCTGGGACATCGTTGGCGTCTGAACCAACGTGGGGTGCTTCGCCTGGCAAGGGTGTGATTATCACTGAAGCTGCTGGGCCGAAGTGGCAGGAGTGTACGGCCCTGCCGGCGATGAATGGCGATTTGGCAAATACAAATTCGTGGCAAGCAAGTCAGGTTGCTACTGCAACTGGTTGCATCATCACGAATACAGCGCGTACACATTACTTTATCAATCAAACTGGTAGCAACGGTGCTGCGACCGAACCGACCTGGAACACGACGCCGGGTGCGACAACGGTTGAAAATTTTATCACTTGGTTATGTCTTGGTCCGGTTGGCAATTTTACAACTCGTTGGGCTGCACCGGCTGCGCGGTTGGCGAGCATCTGGTCCAGCAGTACAAGTTGGACTTCGAATAACGGCATGGTCACCTATGTGGGCGACGATCATGCCGAGACGATTTCGTCCGGCACGATGCAAATCTTGCCCAGCAGTGTGACCAACGGATCCGTCATTTGTGTCGATCACACGGTCACGCTGCCGCCTGGCCCTGCCGATGCCAGGACAACGGCGACATTTACGATCAGCAGTACGGCGGTATTTGCACTTTTTCAGAACTCTGCGAGCTATGTTTACGGCCTGCAGTTCATCAATGCCGGTACCGGCACATTCGATATTCTCGGCGGCAATTTGTGCCAGGCACGCTTTGATAATTGTCTGTTCTCGCTGACCAACACTAACACTGGTTTACAGATCAGGATCAACCGGGCGACTTCGGTCAACGGGACACAAGCTGAGTTCAAGGATTGCACGTTCAATCTCGCTGCTGCCGGTCAGCTTATTTCGCTGGGTGTTGGCATCATCAAGATGGAGAACTGTGCTTTTACCGGTGTGCTCGGCAGTGGCACCCAGGCGATCTTTACCGGCCCAAGCTTGGCTGGGAATGTCACCATCGAAGGCAGCGATTTCAGCAATCTTGCTGCCGGTGCCTCGCTTATGTCGCGCGGCCTGGCCGGTTACATGCTGATCAAGGATTGCAAACTTCCGGCCAATATGGGTCCGGTGTTCGTCAGTGGCGACAGCAATATGTTCCCCGGCTTTGTGCTCGACCTGGTGCGCTGTGCCAGCGATGGTACCAACTATAAGAACGAGCGGCATACCAGCCTGGGAGTGGAATCGATCGCGACTAACATCGTGCGGACAGGCGGTGCCGTCGACGGTAACACGCCGATTTCCCATCGTAATGTGATGATTTCACCCACCAGCATTCCTTACGCTGTGTTCAATTGTTGGCCGCTGGTAATTTGGAATGACATCATCAACACTGATCGCAACGTCACGCTCTACGGGATCGCCAACGACATTCGCGTGCCGAACAACGATGAGCTCTACGTGGTGCTCGAGTATCTCGGCTCGGCGTCTTCACCGCGGGGATCGTACAAGCGTGGCAGCAAGGCATCGGTGTTGTCGGCACCAAGTGGGTTGTCGTCCGACAGCTCGGCTTGGGACAGCCAGGTGCCAGCGGTGGCCAGGTCGACCGCTTATGTCGTCGGTGATGCGGTCAAGCATGCTAGCAATCTGGGTCGGGTGTTCTTCTGCACCGGAGCCGGGACGACCGGGGCAAACGAGCCGGCCGATGGGTTGGGTGGGTGGAATACGCTTGATGCCGATGCCGTGCTCAATCTGAGTGCCGACAAGTTGACCGTCACCAAATCTGGTGCGACGGCGGGCGGGATCCGGACCACTGCGGCGCAGACTAGCGGCAAGTTCTATTTCGAGCACAAGAACACCCACATCGAGCAGTTTCTCGGTTATCCGACCGGGGTGTGTGGGATCATCACGGGAGCCGGAGCATTCAGCAATTACACCAATGTCGGTGCGACCATCGATCAGCAGGGCACGGTGTGGGCCTGCGGTACGCGCACGCTCAGTGTGCTTTCTGCGCTGGTGCTCAATGATGTCTGGTGTTTTGCGATCGATCTGACTAACAAGAAATTCCACGTCCGGCTCAATGGCGGCAATTGGAATGGTAATGCCAGTCACGATCCAGCCAACAATATCGGTGGCTTCGACATCTCGTCGTTGTTTCCGACCAATGCTGCGTTCGGTTTTGCCTACCTGACCGGCAGCGGCAATGCTGGCAGCTTGCTGGCGTTCACTTCTAATTTTGGTCAGTCGGCTTTTGCTTTCACTCCACCGACCGGGTTCTTGGCGGGGCCGTTTGCGATTGGTTATGGCTCGACGGTGGATGGCGGTTCGGTGGCCGATGGCAGTGCCACCATGCGAGCTGGCTGCCGGTTCTCGCAGTCCTTGGCGCTGACTTCGCCACAGCTGCAGCAAAAGGGTTACCTCTACGCCTATCCACGCGTCGGTCGTGCGGCAGTGCCCTATTTCATCGATCCGAAGTTGAGGTTGTCATGATCGCGACCATGATGGGAGCTCTCTATCTGACCGAGTCGACCGACAACGAGTCGATGCTGTACGGCGTGGTCGTCATGGAGTCGGTCGTGACCGTGTCGAGCGTGTTCGTCATCCATCCGTTCCTCTAAGGAGCATCGATGTCCGACCTGCCGATTCCTGCGCCTGTTGCGGCCTATCCGGTAGTACTTGTCGGCGGTCCAACCGGACCGGCTGGCGGTCCGACCGGACCGACCGGGGCTGCGGGTGCGGCAGCAGCGGTCGGTGCGACTGGGGCGACCGGGCCGACTGGGTTCACGGGCATGACCGGGCCGGTGGGAAACAGCGAAACCGGACCGACCGGACCGCGCGGGATGACTGGGCCGGCGGGAGTTGGCGAGACTGGTCCGGCAGCGGCAGAGGGGCCGACCGGGCCGCAAGGACCAGGCGGCATCTTCCAGGCGATCAGTCAGAGCTACGCCAGTCCGACTGGGCCGTTCGACAATATTATGCGGCACCAGGGTCTGCAGATTCCGTTCTACTTCCAGAACACCGGCAATGCCTACGTCTGCTTCACCGGCACCGTCGCCAACAATGTGCTCAATGGCGGGCTGCGGATGCATCTGCGCCGTGGCAGCACGGACTTTGGTTATCCGGTCTTTGGCCAAGGTACGATTGGGGCGCAGATTTGTCTGGAGAAAACTTTCGCCCAATTGCCGATGAATGGGCGGATTCCGTTCGCGCTGATCACACTCGACATGATCGGGTTCGGTGCGATCTTCAACGAGTATTGGTACGACATCGCGGTGGCGTCGACGCCGTCCGGTGCGCAAGTGCAGCTGTACGACCTCCAATGGGTGATCATGGAGATATGAGCGAGCAATCGAATACACCTGCACCGGTCGAGGCTTGGCCGGTTGTCGTGCTCGGCGGACCGACAGGTCCGTCCGGTGGTCCGACTGGGCCAACTGGACCGGAAGGATCTGCGGCTGTCACGGGTGCGACCGGACCAATGGGTCCGACCGGGCCGTTCGTGTTCGGCACCGGGCCGACCGGCGCGACCGGATTAGGTGCATTTACAGGTCCAACCGGATTGACCGGTCCGGGTGGATCGCCTGGTGCTCCCGGTGACACTGGACCAACCGGGCCGGTGGGGGCGTTCGGGCATTCTTTTAGTTCTCGGTTGTGGCCTGGGGTGATGCTCAATGGCAATTTCAGCGTGGAAACGTCGATGGGGATGGCCCACCATTTCGTGCCAGAAGGCAGCGGTTGGTTATTGCTGATCGTGTCCGGCACTTGCGGCAACACGCTCGCGGGTAATCGCAAGGTCACCATCACCGGGCGGTGGAATCAGAATTCGGTGCAAGACCCCGCACAATCGTATGAGACCCGTCCATCTTTTATGGGCAAGGTGTGGGGACAAGCGCAGACGCTGACCAACAGCGCCGCGACCGACACGATGTCGTTCACCATCATGGGGACGATCCCACAACCGTTCAACGGACAGTTCGATCCTGTCAGCCATCCACCACTTCCAGTCAATCAGATGTGCTGGCTCGATCTCTCGATTCAAGATCCGCAAGGCGGTGGTGGCAAGGCGTTCATCAGCGATGTGTCGGTCATGGTACTAGAGCTCTGACATGGTGAAGGTGATTCCAGCCGCTCCGGTCGATGCCTTCCCAGTCGTGTTGGCTGGGCATACCGGCGCGACTGGCTATGACGGCACCACCGGCAATACGGGACCGACCGGGCCGACCGGGATCACTGGACCGGCTGGCTTTGCTACATTAACGGGCGCGACTGGACCGACTGGCGATCCGGGTGGACCGACCGGACCAGGCGGCCCTGCCGGTCCGACGGGGGCTGGGTCAACCGGACCGACGGGAGGTACCGGAGCGACAGGCCCGAGTATTACTGGACCGACTGGGATCGGGGCGACTGGTCCGGTCGGATCGACGGGACCGAGCGGAATCGGTTCGACCGGTCCAACTGGCGCGACCGGCATTACGGGTCCAACCGGCATTGGTGCCGGGACGCAGGGACCGACTGGCGCGACTGGCGCAGGCGCAACTGGGCCAACCGGGAGCGGTGGACAAATCGGGAACACGGGGTCGACCGGTCCTACTGGATCGACTGGAGCTCAAGGGTCTGCGGGCACGCCTGGCACTCCGGGTGGGGTGGGGGCGACAGGTCCGACCGGCAACACGGGTGCGCAGGGTACAGCGGGTTCTGTGGGAGGTGCAGGACCGACAGGTCCGACCGGTATGACCGGTCCAGGCGTGGCCAACGCGCGCGAGGTGCTGACGGCACCCAGGACTTATTACGTCAGCACGACTGGCAGCGATAGCAACAATGGCCTGACTGCGGGCACCGCGTTCGCGACCCATGTGAAGGCAATCAACACTGCCTGTGCGCTCGATCTGAGTACGTTCAGTGTGACCATCAGCACGGCGGATGGGACTTACAACGTCACCGGCACCGCCATGCCGCTCAAGAGCTACGTCGGTGCCGGACCAATCACTATTCAGGGCAACAACGCCAGCCCACAGAATGTCATTATCAATACGACCAATGGCGACTGTGCCGCTGCATCAGGTGTGATCGGGCAGTGGAATATTTCCGGGTTTACACTGAATGCTAACACGTTCGGTTATTGTGGGTTGCGAGCTTACGGTGGGTCGACTGTCGTTCAAGCGGGTAATATTCGCTGGGGCAAGGCGCTGTCGCATGTGTTTGCGGATTACGGAGCCATCGTGTTCTTGATCGGTACTCAGGAAGTCTATGACGACTTCAATCAACACTATCAGTTCACCAACCAGGGCATCATCCAGGACATCGGCAAGTCCGTCACCATCACCGGTACGCGCACATTCGGTTATTTTGCCTATGGTGAGACTTCCGGCGAGTTGGTGGTCAACGGCACCACCTATTCGAGTGTGGCTGGATCGGCTTTCAGCACGAAGTTCAACAACGCAACTAACGCGCTCATTGTCGGGACTGGCGGCAACGTCAATCTTTTCCCTGGTACTCTAGCGGGAGCATCCTGGGCTGGAGGGTATAATTGATGGCCAGCTTATTTGACCCACTGCGATGGTACTGGGACGTTATCGACACTAATCACGGTACGCAGGTTTATTCTGCGCGTGACGAGGGCTGGGTTCCTGTTTCCAATACGACTTATACGGCGTGGCTCGCTGCCGATGGTGGCAACACGCCGAAGGTTGTGGCGACGTTGGTGGCGTTGGGCGTTGAGTTGGATATGTACGCCAATAGTTACTGGGCTGGCGGATATCAAAGTAAGAATGTTAACGCTGATGTGACTTTGACCAATCCGCTTAGGTCGATAAACGATCTCGCCAACGGTGGTGCTGCGACCTACAAGATTTATCTGCCATCGGCGATGAGCCCGAGGGCACCTCCGATTGGACAGCCGATTGCATTCAACAACACATCCATCAATACAGCATGCATTTATCAAATCTATAGTGTTGATGGCGCAGCGTTGATCGCAACGCTGCCGTATAAATCTTCTGCCAAATTGGTGCTGACGGATAACAGGTATACTAACAGTACGTGGTATGTATTCTACGAAGGCAACGTCATTGCTGTTGGCAGCCAGTTCAACGGCTACTTCGCGCGTTGGACTGGTTCATATTTGCTGGAGGCGATCACGCCTGCAACGGCGCTGACTGCATTGGGCGCTGCGCCGATTAATTCACCGGCATTTACTGGCGTTCCGACTTCAACAGACCCAGGATCAGGTAACACCAGTGCTCAAATTTCAACGTGTGCCTGGGTAGACCTTTATTATGTGGGTAAATCTGGCGGTGACACGATCTCCGGCGCTTTGCAGGTGACTGGGACTCTTCTGCAAGGCAACACCACATATCCAGAATCTTCTTCTACCTATCCAGTCCAATTTCAACGCAGTGGTGGTGCCGCCAGTGCCGTTCTGATCGAGCACTGGAATGCTGACGCTACTACCAGTCCGGCTTTGTATCTTGCCAAATCGCGTGGTGGAGCCATCGGCACCCGTGCAGCGGTGCAGACTGATGACGTGCTTGGTAATGTCAATTTCAGTGGGGATACCGGTACTGCCACTACTGTAGGCGCACAGATAGCATCCAAGGTCGATGCAGTTGCCAGCGGTGTGGTAAGCGGTCGTCTGGAATTTTCGACCCGCCCGTCCGGCGGTGCGATGACGTTGCGAATGTCGATTGGGTCCGATGGCAACGTCCAGTTCCAGGGACAGTCGACTTTCAAAGCCACGCTCAGTGCCGATCAGACCGGCATCGTACCAAGTTCTTTCACCAAGGTGACGTTCAACACTGCGGGCACCAATGTCGGCAGCAACTTCAACACCACCAACAACCGTTGGACGCCCCCTGCGGGTCGCGTGATGATCGGTGCCACGCTCTATGCCGGTGCTGGTGCGGCGGGTGTTAACATCAATGTTTGCATCTACAAGAACGGCGCGCTGCTCAATTACGCTGTGACGAATACTGGTTCGGTCACCATCAGCAACGTCAGCGTGCAGACTATCGACGTTGCCAATGGCACCGACTACTACGAGTGCTACTTTCTCCATAACGGCGCGTCGAATGCGACTGTTTACGCCAGTCAGCAGACGTGGTTCTGGGGAGCCCGCATGTGAGCGATGTCATCGTCATCCCTGCTGAAGACCGGGTGCTGATCATCCCGGAAGAATCGCGTACCATCACGGTGCCGCCGGAGTGGCGGAAGATAAAGGTGTTGGACACCATGCTCGTATCCAGCAAGCAGCATACTGCAGGTGACACCAGACAGTGGACCGTTCAGTACGATCGCTGGCTGGACAACACGGCGACCATCGCGTCGGTCGACATTTCGTCGGATTCGGTCGATTGTACGGTTGATACTCCGGTCATCCTGGGCACCGACGTGGTATTCAAGCTCAGTGGTGGAACGACCGGCGAGCGGGTCACGTTGCTGATGACCATGACCGACAGTCTGGGCAACGTGAAGACCGACACCCTCAAGTTCATCGTGGTAGCGCCATAGGAGGAACTCATGGCCAAGAAGTCGTATGAAGAAGAGAAGGTTCACGCTCCGCCGCGAGAGGGGATGAAGGTTGCCAAGTCCCACGAGTCGGTATCGGGCGGGAACGCGCTCGATCCGAAGGCGCAGGAGCAGTCGCAGAAGCTGCCCGAGATGCAGCAGAATCTGATCGATGCCGGCCCTCCCGGCCGGGTGACCAAGGAAGCGCAGGAAGAACTCGAGCGAGAGCAGAAAGCAGGCAAGGAGGCCGTAACCAATGCAGAACGAGACGCCAGAGACCGAAAAGCGTAAGCCCGGGCGACCGAGAAAGCCGATCATCACGGCCGAAGAGCGTGCGCTTCAGATCCGGGAGGAGTCCGAGCGGCTCGAGCGTGAGCAGTCCGCGGAGGCCAAGGTTGAGGCTGCCGAGCGACAGCGGCAGCATGAGGTCGCCATGAACAAGATCGAGCGCGTCGATGCCGATGCGGCCGTGAAGCAAAAGGCGGCTGAGGATGCCGTAGAAGATGCTGAGACGCAGCGGCAGGTGGCGCTCGTGAAAGAGGTCTCTACCGGCGACATGCGCGAGCATCTGCTGCAGCGCATTCGCGACATGCGCAACGAGAAGCCAAAAGAAGTGGAGCCGATCGGCTACACTCCGGATCAGTTGGAACGATTGAATGTTGAGCAGGAAGCTGGTCGTGCGGCCGTCGCTCGAGCAGAGGCGGAAGCCGAACGCAATCGCGAGCTAAGGCGTAAATACGAGGAAGAGGAACGGCAACGGCTGGGTTCGATGGAGACGGTACATCGTCCCAACGAGCCGGAGCAACGCAAGTGGATTAGATGAGCGCACTGAAGCTGGACAAATATGGCGGCATGCTCCCGGCCTGGGACAGTCGCCTGCTGCCTGACGGGCAGGCGGACTATTCCCGCGACTGTTATTTGTTCAGCGGCGCTCTCATCGGCTGGCGACAACCCAAGCGATTGCGGGATCTCAAGAACACCGCGGCACAGTTTGTCTACCGGGTGCCAAACAAGATTACCAACAACACGGTGATCACGGCCGACGATTCCAAGTGGCTCGAGTTTCTCGATCCTGACACTGCGGTGATGCGCTCGCCCGTGGTGCAGGATCAGTATGATCGGTTTTACTACGCCAGTCCGTCGACCGTTCCGCGCTACAACACCTACGATCGCATCTATAACGACGAGCATGACTGGATCCTGGGCGTTCCAGCGTCCGGGTGCCCACCTGGCGTGTCTGTGACTGGCGGCGGTGACACGGTTCAGGTGGGCTTTCCCAACGTCGATCCACTGACCACGATCGGCAGTCTGTACGTTCCTGGTCACCATCTCACCTTCGTGCCGATCGTGCCGACCGGCTCGATGCTGGTGCAGAGCATTTCGTTCAATCCGACCGGCTATTCGTCGCCGATGTATTTCTACGGAGCCGTCTACAGCGATCTCAACGGCAGGCCTTACGAGCTCTTGGGCTCGAGCGCGCCGACGTTGATGGATCCTTCGGCGTTGACCGGGACGGCGGCGCTGGCCAACCCGGTATCGGTCATTTCCAACCAGACTTACTGGCTGGGGATCGCGACCGACCAGGCTTATTTCATGGCGAACGTCGACAACATCCAGCGCAGTGCCGGTTATGCGGCGACGTTCTCCAACTCTCCACCCGACCCGCTCAACACGGGTGACGTCCAGCTGCTGAAGACGTTTCAGATCTGGGGCAACCTGTTGGGCGCGTCGATCTTCGAAGCGCGCGGTTACGTCTACACCTGGGTGACGGAGTATGGCGAGGAAGGTCCACCGTCGGATCCGGTGATTGTCAACGGCTGGTCGAACGGTACTTGGACGGTCACGCTGTTCCAGCCGATGCCGGAGAATATGGGGGCGGATTATCCCGAGCTCGATGCTGACGGCAACCCGACCGGAGTGATGCTGCCGGCTGACCGCAACATCAAGTTCACGCGCATCTATCGCACCGTCTCGAGCCAGACTGGCTTGGGGACGTACTTCCTGGTGGCCGAGATTCCGGTCGAGCAAGGGGTCTATGTCGACATCATCCCTGATGACACGGTGGCGCTGAACAGTCAGCTACTCTCGCTCTACTGGTTCGGCCCGCCCGAGGATCTGCAGACCATCCAGGCGTTCCCTAATGGCATTGCAGTGGGCTTCCGGGCCAACGAGGTCTGGTTCAGCGAGGCTTATCGGCCGCATGCTTGGCCGCCAGGTTATGTGCTGACCACCGAGTTTCCCATCGTCGGCATCGGGGTGTGCGGACAGTCGGTCGTGGTTGCTACCCAGGGCACGCCTTACCTCATCAACGGCGTTAATCCTGCTGCCATGGCTGTCACCAAGATCAATCTTCCCGAGCCATGTCTATTCAGGGCATCGATCGTCGCGACCGACACTGCGGTGCTCTACGTCTCGCAGAACGGCTTGATCCAGATCTCCCAGTCCGGTGCTGGTCTCAACACTACCGAGGGCTGGATCTCTCGAGAGAAGTGGCAAAAGCTCACGCCGCAGCACAAGGTGCGTGCGGTCAAACACACCTCGAGCTATTTCGCTTTCGGAGCCGATGCTGCCGACGGACCGATCCGGCGCGGTTACACGGTCGAGCTCTCGAGCGAAGACAAAACCTCATTTACGATTTGGCCACAGGCAGGAGGTCATAGGCTCGGCTACGACAATCTGAGCACGCCCAATGGGTTTGATATCCTCAATGTTGAACTCGATGCCTGGACCGGTATCTGTCTCCTGGTACAGGATGGTGGAGTTTATTATTACGATTTCACCGACCAGCATCCCATCATCGTTCCTTACGTCTGGCGATCGAAAACCTACCAACAAATGGCCAAGCGCAACTTCGCGGCCATGCGGATCTTCTTTGAAGTCCCGGACACCACGCCGCCGCAGCTGGCGCGGGATGTAACCTTTCCACAGACAGAACTTGGAGATCAGCAATACGGCATCGTGCGGGTCTATCTCGATGGCAAGCTGTGGACCACGCGCGAGATCCGGACATCCGGTGAACTGTTGCGGATCTTTTCCGGTGCAAAAGGCGAACAGTGGCAGTTCGAGCTCGAGGGTCGAGTGATCATCTCTAACATGCAGGTTGCCACCACGGTGAAGGAGCTTGCACTCGTATGACCGCACCCTCCTGTCCCATCAGCATCGGTCAAGCCAATCCCACCGCTCGAGTGTGGTCGCCGATGGAACGGATCCTCGACCAGGTCAACCGCCTGCCGCGGGCGCACGACCTGCCATCGGTGATCACGTTGCTCAATGCCATGAACAACATCATCACCCAGCTCAACCGCGCCGAGCCACAGGTGAACAACCTCTGGCCCTACGGCGAGGGTGGTGGCGGCGTGATCGTGAAGGGCCAGCAATTCGGTCAGAAGTACGGCCCTTCCGATTATGTGCTGGAGAGCCGAACTTACATCACGCAGAAGGCGATCAATCCGGACGACAACGACCAGTATATCGAAATCCCAACACTCGAGACAGTCTCTTTCATCAACACCACCGTGGGCGAGAGCCTCGAATACTACGGAGAAGGCTCCGGTCGACGGGGGAGCGGGAGCTAACACGCCGATCTATTTCAGTGAAGTCGCACCGACCTGTCCGATCAGCACTGACTCTTCGACCGGGCCACGGCAGGCGCATTTGTTCAACCGGCCGACCTTCATTCGTCCGGCGATTCCTCGCGTGCCGCCGAACGATCTGCAGACAGCGATCCTGGTAGCCAACATTGCGCGCTCGATCGTGACCCAGTTGTCCAACAACCGCGTGATCAACAATATTCAGCAGATGCCGACAGGACGGGTGTCGGTGGCCAAGGACAAGGTGAAGACCAAGACCGCGCGCTGGTCGGAGCAGAAGGATAAGCGGGTGAAAAAGAAGTTCAAGTTCTACGGCAAGGACGAAGACGGCAAGGACGACAAAGAAGTCTACATCACCGTGGAACGCATCATGCGAATGGTGTGGTACGACAGGGCGTGGAAGACGCATCTGATCTGGGAGGATGACGGCACCAGGGGAGGAGAACCAGTTGGTGGAGGTGGCGGATGACCGCACCGTCTTGTCCGGTTAGCTTCGGACAGAATCCGTATTATCGTTCGCTGTTCCGCGGCAACCAAAGCCAGCCACTGCCGACGCGCGTGCCGATCATCCCGTTGGCGACCGATCTGCCGTCGCTCATTCGCACCGTCAACCTCATGCGTGACGTGCTGCGGCAGTACACCTCGAGCCTGGTGGTCAATAATTTGCATGCGCCCAAGCAAGGTTTCGCCAAGGCGGAAGGCGACACTTACAACGCGGAGTATCCGGCCTGGCGTTTGAGCGACAAGGAGATGGAGAAGGGATTCATCTACCATCATGAAAAGGGTGGCAATCTGGATAAGAACAGTCGGTTATGGGTACAACGCGAGCATGCTGTCAGCTACGAGAACGTCGTGCATGAAGAGCCGCAGTTTGTCTGGCAATATTACAAGGCGCTCGATGCACCCGGCACCGAGCCGTTGTTCCCGACGGCCAATCCGCTGGGCTAGGCAATGCCCGGGGACGTCCTGTTCAAGGAAGACTTCTTTCAGCGAGTCGTCGACGTCAACTGGGAGACCGAGCCCAAGGTGTACTGGGTCGCAGGCACTGGTTGCGTCAACATCACCAACGGCATACCGACAGACAATCGTGGTTTTGCATGCACATCGGAAGATGGCAAGCACTGGAAGGGTACCGATCTCTATCGGCCGAATGGGCAGGGGATCGGACCGCTTTACGGTGGGTGCTGGCTGCGCGAGGGCTTGCAGGAGGGCAACCATCCAGTCTGGATGATGATGGGCGGCACCAGCAGAACACAATGCGGATCCTGTGCTTGCTACACCGACACCGGTACGGACTTTCCGGTCGACAACAAGACGGTGTTCGATGAACGGCACGCCTGTGAGGGAGCTGTTATCGATGCTGGCAACCAAATTTTTATACAGAGTCAGTTCAATTTTCCCGATTGGCACAGCGATACTTTTCGCAGTCCGAACGGCCGCGAGTGGCAGCCGAAGAACTATCACGGTAGCACGTCCACTGCCGTTCGCACTGCCGAGATTGAATCAGGGTTTGGGATTTCACCGGCTGCACGGTTTGTAACCGGTCCGGATTCACGCTTGGTGCCGGTGCAAAGACAGTTGCTGGTGCCGGCACCGATGGCAGCTCCCGGCAGTGGCGGCGATAAACAAGGTGATAAGATTATTTTTCGAGATGGGCTTCGTAACGTTGCTGCCGGCAAAGTGAAGAAGGGGAAGTTTAAAGGTCAAACGATTTCGGTCGAGATCAAGCCGTACCATTATTTTCCTGAAGGCGGCGACCACGGCGATGCCACCGTCGAGGTGAAAGTGGTCGGCGACAACACAGTCGAACCGCAAATCGTCAATACCGGGGTCACGCGCTCGATTGCCATCGGCTACGGCTACTACGTGTTCGTGGTCGGCGGCGGCAGTGGCACGGGTAGTGCAACGACTACGCTGGCCTGGTCGGAAGATGGCCTGCAGTGGAAGAAGGTCACCATGGGGCAGCACAACCAGGTCAATCCGATCTGCGTCGGCCCGCGTCCCAAGAAGCAATCTTAAGCATTTCTTAAGCCTTTGCTGATAGTCCGGAAGAGGCTGGGAGAATCCAGTCTTTTTCCAGGGCCTTAGCGATGGCATCGACCAGTTCTTCCTCCGGCCACAGCGACAGTTCAGGCCAGGGTACCAGCCAATCCCAGACCTACATCCCGGATTATCCGCAGGCCCCACTCCTCCAGGCCATTGCCCAGTATGCCTTCGACCAGGCTCCTGCCGTTTACCAGTGGGGGATGGACCAGTTTAACCGCAATCAGGGCAACATCGACAACCTGATGCGGGACGCCCTGTCCTACGCGAGCCCACAGCGGATCGCGGTCGACATGGGCATGGCCGAGTCCGGTGTGCAGCAGGCGGCCGAGAAGGGCCGGCTGTCGGCGATCCGCGATCTCGAGAGCTATGGCATTGATCCCTCGAGTGGTCGCTACGCGGCGCTCGACCAGGCCAACCGGGTGATGTCATCGGCATCCGCGGCTGGAGCCGGCAACCAGCAGCGCATGGCCGACGAGGCTGCCGGCAACGCCATGCGCAACCAGGCAATCTCGGCCTCGCTGCAGAATACCCAGGTCGGCTACGAAGCTGCCAAGGCGATGAATGCTTTGCTGGGTACCGGCATGTCGCTGAAGTATCCGCCGCTCGGCAATACCTCGTACTCGCAGCACACCCAGGAGAGCCACAGCGAGCAGTCGAGCCAGAGTCAGACCACCGATCCGGCGCGCGGCGGCGGTGGCGGCGGTGGCGGTGGTGACAAGGGTGCGCAGCCACCGCAAGGCGGTGGCGGACAGCAACAGCCACCCAAGGGTACTGGTGGTGGCGGTGGACAGCAGCAACCGCGAGCGCCGGCCGAACCTCGTCCACCGACTAGCAAACCCGGCAAACCCGAGAAGCCGAAAGACGAACCGCCACCGCCGCCACCGCCGCCGCCGCCGGAGAGAGATCCCGACAAGCCACCGCCGGAGCAAGATCCCGACAAGCCGCCGCCGGAGCAAGATCCCGACAAGCCGCCGCCCGAGCCGGATCCTGACAAGCCAGGTCCGCCGGGAGGTGACGAATACCCGCCAACGCCGCCGGTTCCGGACGACGAGTGGGGGCGGCCGCCTGAACAAGAGCCCAATTTCCCGGATGAGCACGATGCCCAGCCGCGCAATGATTACTATCCCGACCCCCAAACAGGAACTGATACAGACACCAATGAAGATTTAACCGGACCACCCGATCTGCGGTCTCCCAACGAGCTACGGAACGATCCAAACCTAAGATCTGACGAGAATCCTCTCGGCGAAGGCAACCCGCTGCAAACCGGTGACTTCGATCCGGAGAACGCCCCGCCGTTCCAAACGGCCGGTGACGATTATTGGCAGGTGCCGACGGGCGATCAGGGTGGTGTCAATCCCGAGGACACGCCGGATTACCAGCTGCCGGGTGACTATCAGGGGCAGTTCGACCCGACGCAGTACGATACCGAGGGGCAATACGCTGATCCATTCGCCGGCTGGGGCTCGCCCGAAGACAATCTGTACGCGCCGATGGGCGACGAGGGCTACGGCTTCACTGGGGACTACGACCCCAGCATGGATACCTACGACCCCAACCAATATGACGACGTCTCCGGGACCGGCGATCAGTACGGCGGCGATTACACCGGAGCCGACTTCAGCGGCGAGGATTTTACTCAATACGACCCGTATGCCGGCGAGGACTACAGCCAGTTCGATTCCAACCAGTATGACGATTGGGGCGACCAGACCGACTGGGGCGGCGACCAGGAGTACGACTTTGGCGACACCGGTTGGGAGGATTACAGCGGCCAGGACGACTACAGCGACACCGGCTGGGACGATTACGGCGACCAGAGCTACGACGACCAAAGCTACGACGATCAAAGCTACGACGACTGGGGCAGCGGCGATGAGTGGGACGCCAGCCAGTTCGATGACAGCTACGACGATAGCAGCTGGCAGGACGACACCAGCTGGATGGATGACCAGTCCAACTTCGACGATCAAAGCTACGACGACAGCTACGACTACGGCGATAGCTGGGGCAGCGATGAAGGTGGCGGCGATGACAGCGGCGGCGACTACTGGGGCGATGAGGGCGGCGGCGATGACAGCGGCGGCGATTATAGCGGTGGTGACGAGGGCGACTACGCCCGCGGCGGTGTGGTGAGGAAGCGGAGAGAACCGATGCCGATGAATATGCGCGGACCGAGGCGTCCTATGCGGCGACCCGCAGGGCCTATGCGCGGACCCCGACGTCCTATGCGACGCGGCCCGCCGATGACCGGCTACCGCCCCAACCCGCGGCTCCCGTTCGGTCCACCCACTCCGGGCGGCCGTCCGGATCGCCCGCCGCCGCGGCCGCGGCCGCCTGGCATGGCCATGGGCGGCCGGGTGCCACCGCGGCCGATGGGACCGACGCCGGCACCGACTATCACCCAGATGGGAGCCGGCGGGCCACCGGCCATGCCACGGCGTGGTTACATCCAGGCCAACGGCATGCCGCAGTCGCAGGCCGGCGCAATGCCGATGCCGGGTGGCACTATGCAGCCGCCGCAGCGGATGGCTCGAGGCGGCGCTGCTGGGCCGAATCCGGGGCAAGCTACGCAGGGTGGCTTTGTCTCGCGCGAGCTCTCACCCTCCGGCGGCTCTCGAGTGGACGATGTCGACGCGCGGCTCAATGCCGGCGAGTTC